TCCACGGGTAGCGCGTCAGCGTTCCCGATGACTGCACGATTGTGAGCCGTTGCAGGGAGTTGCATCGTGTAGGTATGGTTCGCCGCAATCTTCGACACGTCGCCCAAGAGGTTGCTCTTGATGTTCAGCGACACCGAAAGGCGTTCGTCAATGTCAACGAGTACGCCGTCAATGTAAAGTTCCTGCATCATAGCCTTTGTGTGGGTGTGGTTGGTAAGAGAATGTTAACGACAAAGTCTTGGAGCGTTTCGTGCTGCTCGGTGTATGTGCCAGCCTGCACGCCAACGGCTACCCAGCGATGATTCCCTTGATTATCCACGCCTGCATACATATCCACCACGGGCGAAGATGCGATGTCAAAGATATAGTCGTAGGTCTCCGCGTCAACGAGTGGCACGCACACGGGTAGCACGTCGTTCCGCGTGAATGCCTGCCGACGCCCTGCTCCGCGCTGGTAGCCGTAGCCTACGACGTACTCTTGCGTGTCGCCGCGTGTGAAGTCCTGCACGGCTGCGACAACACGTTGTCGGGTGCGCTTTTCGAATAGCCAGTAGCAGAAGAATCCGTGGCGGTCTATCCAACGGAGGTACACCACGTCTTTGTACTTGCATCGGTCTATGTCTACACGCATGACAAGCGTCTGCGGAGCGTTCTGTTGAAGGTAGAACGTGAGGTCGAACGTGGAATCGAACGTTGCCTGCTGGAGTTGCCCTGCATAGTCATAGACAAGCGAGTATTCAGCCCCGTCGGGTATCTCGTCCGATGACACGGCGAACATCCCCTGCCCTGCCACGCTCGCGTAATGGATAAGGCTCTCGTTACGGCTGAAAAGGATTGAGCCTGCACCGCCTGCGTAAAAGCCCATTGTAAACGGGTAGTCGGCAAACCACTTCACGCGGCGGAAGCCGTTAAACACGTCCTGCCCGTCGGGGTACAAGCCTCCCCACACCACGAACGCGCTGACGTTGAAGGTTTCCGTATGCTGACTGACGTGCGTTGCGCTGACGTTGAACTGAATGGTCGCCCCCGTGTCCGTTGGGTCGTTACTGGCATAGTCCAATGCCGTTCCGATGTTGAACAACGACTGCACGACACCCTGCATATCTGCAAAGACGTTGAAGTTGTTTGTCCCCACGCCCTTGTAGTACGACGTCACGCTCTTGCCGTTCAGCGTTGCCGTGATGTTGAGGTATAGGCAATTCGCAGCCCGAAACGTCACGGGGTTGAACGCGAAGCAAAGCGCGTCGGGGTAGTAGAGTGTGATGTACGTTCCACTTGTACTTCTCATTTGTTTTGTCCTCCTATCTTGTTGGAATTGTTGGTTGTATCTGCTCCACGACGAAAGCCTGCACAAGCATTCCGAGCCGCTTCTGCACGCGCTCTATCGTCACGGGTATTTCCTTCGTGTAAATGGTGTCACGTCCGCCCTCGCGGTAGAGCCTTGTGCCCTTGTTCATAATGGTCGTTGCAATGGCGAACGATAGACTGCGGTCACCGCGCTCCTGCTCCGTGTACTTGTGTGGGCGGCTGGTCTTGTACGGGAGTGGTGTTCCGTGTATGCCCTTCGCCATCATCCAGTCGTAAATGATGCGAGCCAGCCCCACGGGAACGCCGTTGATAACTGGCTTCGGCACGTTGCCACCCTTGCGACCCGTTTCCAGTACGCCGAACGGCATACGTTGCTGCGATTCAAGCGTTGCCCCGAACGGGCGCGGTACTACATGGAGCGAGCGAATGGTGTTGCCCGTTGCCACGGCTTTCGCGGCTACCATGTTGGCGATAATTCGTTGCTTGAGGTTTTCCAGTTCCTCCGCAACGATTACGCTTCCCATGCGTGGGTCGATAGATGCGACGTTCATGGTTAACACCTCCCGACGAGTTCCGTGAGCGTGATGTCAAGGTACACGCCCGTGACAATGGTTGCCGTCTGCTCATAAATGACGTAGTACTGCACGTTTTCAACGGGCTGGAAGTAGCCGCTCGCGTTTAGTTCGTGGATGAACGCCTCTGCCGCCCGTAGCATCCTATTATACACCTCACTTTGGTCGCCGCCAGTTCCGTCGCGCCTTACTTTGTCAAGGAAAGCGATGGCGCAACTTTGCGCGTTCCGAATCATGCCGTTTCGCTCTGCAAGCGTTCCAGCAACTGGCAAGATGTTCAGCACCACGGGCAAGTCCATTTTCGTGATAGACTTGTCTGCGCCGTACCAATCGTCAAACACATACGTCCACGAAGGTAGTGCCCTACTTGCGACCTCGCGGATTTTTTCGTCTATACTCATTTATCATTTCCTCCTGCAATCGTTTATTATACTCTGCTTTCTTGTTATCCATGTCTATGCACTTGTAGATGCGCATCCAGCCGACGCCCAACACCTCGTCGTGGTCTTTGTAGCCCATGCGGAGGGCGTACCAGTCCAACATCCCGAACAAGCCGAACGAGAGCCGTTCCACTCCTGCACGTTTCTCCGCCTCGGTGGGTTTGCCGCCAGCCTGCTCAAAGAGTTTATTGATGCGCTCCACCTCGCTCAACACCCAGCCGATGAACTGCACCACCTCCACGGCTCGCATCCTTGCCGTTGTTTGTGGCTTCATGCCGAGTATAATTTCGGGGATGCGATAGAGTTCCCCGTTGTTCTCCCCAATGGTTGAAAGTTCGATGAGTTGACCTATCGTAAGGTCATTGAGTGTTTCGGGAACGGCGGTACGTCCCACGAACGAGGGGCGTGGGTATTGTTGCATCCGAAAGTCCGTAAACGGAACTATCGCCAGCCAGTCGCGGAATGTAGTATCTTTGTCCATGTCATAAACTCATTACTTTGGCGCGGCTTCCTCCCGTCTGCCGACGCTGGTTTAATTTCATTAGTGCAACGTAACGTATCGCGTCAATGCCGTGGTCGTTCCCGTCTTGTGGGTCGTTGGTATTCTTCCCGTCGCGGTCGCGCTTCCATTGGTACGCCTTTGCATTGCCGATAATACCCTGCGAACGTCGCGTGAAGTGTATGACGTACCGCCGTAGTATGTCAAGCCCCACGGCAACGGAGTCCGCGCCCTTCACGGAGGGCACAACCCACAATCCCATGTTCTTAATTTCGTGTATTGACTTCGGCTCTGCACTATCTGCGATAATGATATCGCCACGTCCCAACCCAGCCTCCTTCGCACGGGATGCGATGTCGGGGTTTGTCATGCCCGTTTCGTAGAACTCCTCGTCAACCCATAACTCCCCGTGTGCGAGAACAACGTGTTCAAGAGCCGTCGGGTCGTTCGTAAAGCCGAAGTCCATGCCCCACGCGCTCATCTTCCATTCTGCCCGTGGCGGTAGCCCGTCCACGATGTCCCAGCGCGTCAGCACAAGCCCCGTGATTTTGCCAGTCAGCCCACGGGCGTACACCTTCCAAAGTTCGGGGTCGGAAATGTTCTCAATCCTTTCGTGTTCCTCGTCGGTCAAGAACGGGTTTTGCCTATGGTCGGAAATTATCAGTTTTGTGCCCTCGGTGTTGATAACGTTATCGTGTGCCCAAAAGCGAGCCGACGGGTTGTAATCAATGTAGACGCGTTTGCGCGTTCTGATTTGCAGTTGCCAGTAAATGTCATAAGGAATGCCGTTCGCCTCGTTTATGAACAAATAGTCACGTTTTCCGTTCTTTGCGTCTTGCGCGTTGTCATACGATTTGAACTCCAGCACGGAGTGATTAACGCCCGTGATAAACGAGCCGCTCTCGTTTACGGAGAAAAACTTTTGCATCCATGCTGACGAGTTAATAATCGTCTTTGCATCACGGAGTGAGCCGACCTTTAGGTTTGGTAGGTCTTGACCTACGATTGTTATGATGGCGTTCGGCTCGGTCATAGCATAATAGAACAAGACCTGCATAATCGTGTAGGTCTTACCGCTGGACGTTCCGCCTTGATTAACGAACGTTCTGAAACGCCCGTCCGTGTTCGCGCGGAACAATCCCCCTATGACTTTAAACGGCATCATGTTATTTTCTCCGAATTTTGTTTCTGCTGCGTTATCTTTTGCGTTATGTGTACTTTATTGCTTAAACGAATAAAACCCGTCAGAACGCTTTAAAATGCGTTTGGCAGGCTTGTTCGGATAACAACCTACACCGACGGGGCGAGTACGGGCACTCTGCAAGGGTCGGCTTGCCTTGTATGCTCAACGTGTGGAAGCGATGCACGGGCACGGCGTGCCGACACTCCCTGCACAAGTGCGTTTCCTTTTCCTTCGTCGGTTTCCTTCTCATACGTCCACATCCTCCTCGCTACCGACGGGGTCAATACCAGTTTCCACGAAGCCTATTTCAAGGCGTGTGTCGAATGACCCCTCCAGTTGCGTTCGGTCTATTGGCTTCTCGCCTACGATGTCACGGATGGCGTTGAACGCCGACACGTCCCCTTTGTTCGCCTTGTTAAAGAGCGCGACCACTGGCTGCATCTTTCGCGTCATCAGTTCCTCGGGGATTCCGAGTGCCTTCATCTTCTTGCGCGTTTCCTCGCTGACCCCCAGCGCGGCAAACAATTCGACCAACTCGCGGAGCGTTTTCTTCGCCCTGCGAGCCTCGCCCGAAGCCTTGCCGCCCTTCGCGCCTCGCTCCTTTGCTTCTTCTTTGCTTCGCACTGGCTTCAAATCTTCCTTTGCCATGTTTCGTTCCCACTTTTTGCTATTTTCTTTCAAAAACGCGATAGTTGCGTTATCTTTTCGTTTCTATATACTTTATCATCTTTCCGATTCGGACGCGCTAAAACGCGAATAAATGCGTCCTTTCGTTTCTTTATCCCGTATACTCAAAAGCACACGTT